ATTCCTGCACCATTCGGTACCATACCCTTAAAGTCACCAACAGTAATAGCGTCCCAACCACCAATCCATGCTACAGTAGAACCTGCTGGTACATCAAATACTGGTGCAGTAGATGTAGCTTTGCTTCTACCTGTAGCAGCGGCCCAGGTCGCGACCTCTCTAGTGTAGGCGGGAGCACCACCAGTAAGCTCGTTAGTACCAGTAGCACTATACGCAGAGTGCAAACTAAAGTGGGTTATGCCCTCGGCATTGGCTTCATCAAGGGCATCTAACATTACACGTACTGCTTGGTCGCTAAATCTCACGTTAGTCTCCTTTTAACTATTATTCGTTATAATAAGCTGAAACAGCTTCTAAATCGACCTTTTTACCGCAATTTAAACAATCTACACGAGTTCCCATAGCATGTGGATTACCGTCTTTATCTAAAGCGTCCACAGCCATAAAATCTCGACCAACTGGCACAGAATAAGCGAAAAATGCCGTTTTTTCGCACTCTGGATGCCTAATTTCACGTAATCTAAGCGCCATTCGTGTACTCTCCTGGTCCAATTGGTATAGGATTAATCTTAGCTAATGCTTCGATAAAATCCGTTTGTGATACATAACCATTTTTACGTGATCTATTTTGTGCTTCTGGATCGTCATTTGTAGGTGCTCCGCCCTCAGGATTACCCCCTATATCATCCTCATTATCACCAGTATTATTTGGTGCTATAGCAGTACCAGGAGATTGCGCTACAGTTACTCCATTCGGTACGTACCATACGTCCGAATCACTTACTGGAGGATATCCAAGTTGCTTTCTTCCTTCATTAACAGATATAATACCAGTAAGTACATCACCACGCACCCTAACATGTAGAGCATTAATATCAGGCTGCAATACCCTAACTTTACTAATATCGTACTGTATAACATGAGTATCTATATTATGTAATTCAGGTAGTAATTGATTAGTTAGTGTTTCGGCAAAGTCATCCTGCATAGGAATCATGCAGCTTTCGTATGCAGCCTCCCTTGCCTCACTAAAGTTAGCAAATGTGGAGTGAACTAATCCTGCACCTAAACCTACCACTACAGCAGGTACACCAATAGCTGCTGTAATTCTTTCTTCATCTGAGTGCCTTAAAGCAGTTAGATTCATTTGTTCTGGATCGAATGCTAGCTTTTGAACATCAATAGCACCTGACATTATAAGCGGTAATCCACGATTAGAGCCTGTAAAGCGTTGCGTATAGTCTTCTTTTATCTGTTCTGCATCTTCTAGAGCTATGGAAGAGTCTTTAGTACCACTAATAATAATTCCTGGTACTCCACTATTCATCAATAGTGCAAGCTTCCAATTAGCTGCTTCGTTATCACCTAATAATTCACGTAGTAGAGACGAAAATGCAGATATACCATATCGAGGATTTTTTGGATCAAAGCCATCTCTAAAATGGACAATATCTCGCGGATCAATTTCTTGCTTAAATCCATCAACTTCGTATACATAGTGCTTAATAAATACTGTATTGTCATCGGGATCACCTTCGGGTACAATCATGAAGGATGGTACCCACCACAGACTATCTACACGCCCTCTACCGTCTATGCCGCCCTCAGCCGTGGAGCGCATTTTTAATAAATAAGCATTTCCAGTATAAATATAATTAGCCACAACGCCCTTGAACATAGCAAGGCCGCTATAGTGACTATTTGGCCTCTTTAGGAGTTTTAGTAATCTACTATTTATTACTTTTACAATATCCTGTGAGTCTACTTTGCCAACCATAATTGGTGCTTCAGACCAATTACGTTGAATCCAGCGAACAGTAGCTACAGCAGCAGAATTACGTACCGCTTCATCAGAAGCATGATAAGTATTTAAGTTTAAAGGTCGCCCACGGCCTAGTATAGTAAAGAACTGTGTTGCCGCAGTCCCCCACCGTACAGTGAGTCTTTTAAGAGTATTTACACTTCGAGATAAGAGATTCACTTAACGCTCATTAACCAGAATGAAAACTACAAGTAATATAACTACTATAATAACTATTAAATCAAAGGGTGGCCTATATCGCGGCATTAATTTATCCTAAGCTCCGTACTTTCTGCTTCTCTTCTTTTTCGTCAATCATTAAGTGGGTGAATAGCCATACAGCAGCATCTAGTCTATCAGGGCTATCCATCCCAGGTTCCCACTCTGTTAGCTGTGTCTCTAACTCAGGAAACTGTCCTAAGTGGTGTATTCGTTCTTTTTCGTATAAGGTGGAAACTGGCTCTGCTCGTGTACGCTTACCTCTAGAGGCATGTACTAATGTTACTTTTAAGTGTGGTGCTAGGGACTGAATTACATACTTCACCATAGCGCCACCATTATTTGCTTCTGCAACCACTTCATCAGCATGGTGTCTATATACAGCGGATACTACTTGCTCACCCCACTTAGCAGGATTACCTTTAATCGTCTCATCTGCTAGTAAATATCCATGTGAGCTAGTATCACGCTTTTGACCTTTGATACCACCTACAACTATTCCACACTCTGATGTTTCATCAGTAGGTTTATCGGAGACTGAGGGGTCTACTGCAACAATAATTTTTGTGAGTTCCGGTATCTTATTGACACGAGTTTTGTCTATAATATCACTAGTCCATAAAGCGTTAGGATTATCGTCTAGTACTTCTCCACCAATTTCTTGTCGTCCTAGACGTGTACCCTGATACGTACCTACAATGTCTTTAATCCATGCCTCAGATACATTACCCCGATTAGCTAATGTACTCTCTGTAGTAACATGAACGGTATCACCATTCTTTGCTACTAGGTCTTTAACTATTTTAACTGGTCTAGGTGTTGACGTCGCTACGCACTGAGGATTGATTCCTAAGCGTAGACCGAACATTAAGTTATTCCAAGTTTCTTCTAAGTATCTCCATGCTGCAATCTCATCTGCCCAAGCAAAACCACATTGAGGACCACGTAGTAGGTTAGGCTCATCAGCAGTAAAGCATAGTGCCTTTGCGCCATTGGGCCAAATAAGACTCCTAGTAGTACTTCTATAAACAGGACGATCCCAGGGAGGGCTAATAGCAAGTATACCACTCTCACCCTCAATCATTACATCTCGAACGTCTGCTGCTGTACGTCCTACTAAGTGGATTCGTTCTATTGTTTCTGCTTTTTTACGTGTAGTCTCTGCACCTGTTCTTGTCTTACCTGCACCACGACCACTCTTTAGTAGCCATACACGCCATGCCCATGCAGGCATCTTTTGTGAGTCTCTAGCCCAAAAGTCCCAATCATAAAACAGTCTTTCTGCTTCATAATCAGGTAGCTGCTGTATTTCATTGTAAACGTACTCAATTCCGTATTCGCTTATTAAATTGTGGACTGATATATTAGTTGGGTGATCTACAATTACCATTATTATTCAACGTTTAGTAGTTCTTTTTCTAGTTGTCCCATGTAAGCTACACACTTTTCGCCATATGTAGAATCTTTACCATTAGAAGACTCTTGTAGAAATTCCGTTACAGCCTGGAACTGGTCATGAAATTTCTTAGGGTCTTCTATGTATCGTTGCATCCATAAATTAAATACTCTTATCATATTAGCATGACGCATAACTAGCCAACATCTTCTGAGGTGGAAGGTACATCAATAATGTCGGATTCTTTTTCTCTCTTCCACTGTTCTAGTCGAGTAACTAGCTTCGTCTTCGTAGCATTAGCATTCGCTACTTCACCATTAAGCTCAGGAGTTGGCTGATTGGATAATGTAGCAAATGTCTGTAACAACGAGCTAAGTGCCTTAGATATAGCATCAGGACTCATCGAAGGTAGACTAGCCTGATACGCTAACTGTGTCTGCGTGATAGTCTCAAACAAGCTCAGTACCAATAATGCACGTAAGCCCTCAGTGAGACTTGCAGCATCACCACCACAAATTAGTGCTACTAATTCTTTTTTATCTACACCAGCACGTTCGGCAGCTAACGGTAAATTACCACCAGCGGCTACAACAAACTTCATTAATTCTTGTGGGCTGCGTGTAGTTGGAATCATAATCTCTTTTATACTAACCTAGTTCTTAAAGAAGCACTTAGTACATACCCACTTAGTTTCATTTTTCTTAATTAAGCCATTAGTATGTATACCACATAGAGAGCATTGCATAGTTCTCGACTCCTGTACACAGTATATCACATGTACAGGCTGCGTGCGGTATATGTTTTTCTTTATGTTTTTCCAATAATAAATGCAGTATTGTTTTTTCGCGGGAATCGTGCTATACTGTCTATAGCAGGAGAGCGCATGGCAGATATATATTATATTTCAGACTCAGCATACGAAAAGTTATTACAGTTAGCCTCTGACCAGGGATTTACTAAGTTTCATTACAAGTCCCACAGAGGCTTATCAGATTTTCTAAACAAACTAAGTTATAGTGAATTTATTGATACTAGATCGGAATTTATTAAAGAACGACATAGTAAATTACTAAAGGAACATCGACGGCCACAGTGGGCACACGGACTATCTCCTAAGCTACCACGTTGTCTAACATTAACTGACGAAGCAATATATAATTATGTAGAAACAGCTTTAAGGCTAAAAATACATTTATTGCGTAGACTAGTACGTGGAGGGCAACCGAATCGAAGTGCCGTAGCTATTTGTGGATTAGCTTTAGAAGCTTTAGGAGCTGGTTTTATACATCCAGTACAAGTACCAATCTGGTCTGCACCAGCAGGCTCGCCAGTAGTAAGAAGTAACAAGAGTAGCCCAAAATCTATTACAGACTCTTCTCTACTAGAAAATCCGTACATAATCTAC